ATTTTTTTTGCGGATAGTAATTTAGCAACAGTTAAACCTGCACTACCATGTACTATTTTTTGAGTAGATGGTAAAGCGGTTGACGTTCCCCCAGATACACCTGTTTTAGCTGTACCTAAAGCTGCCGCAATAATTACTGAATCCATTGCTCTCCCCATTGCTGCCGCTGCTGCTTTAGCATAAGAAGAAGTTGGATCGATTAACATACGGATTTTATCCGCATCGTCAATCAAGTCTGCCCACTCATAAGTCGCAGTAGTTAAAGCTCTACGACTATGCGGCATATCGATTTGTGGAGTTGATCCGTGTCTTGATGTTCTTAGTTGAGCTGTAGTTTTGCCGATTTGCTCAAAAAAAGATTGTTTACCTCTAATTGATTCGACATCTACTGCTGCTCTAAGTTTTGATCCCATTTGTTGGGATAACATCTGAACATTAGCGGAATATTGCTCCACAAAAGAAGTTGTTACATTTACTGACATAACAATATTTCCTTTCATAGTTTTGGTTAAATTTTGATAAATTATCTACCAAGTAGGTTTATCTACATTTTACAACTGTTAGTTGCTCTACTGTTCAGATGGTCAATAAGGATGCTTACGCACTACCCTTATAAATCAGGATGTATCATGTTATGCAAATCTGCCATTTCTTTAACGGCTGCACTATGTCCTGGATGATCTTTCAACCAGTACGGATGCTTTGTATCTGCCATGATTTTTGTCACTTCTCTTTCAGCTTCTTGTGGTGTTAATCCACCACTCTCTGTTTGTCCTGTACCTAAATTATCTTCTGAAAAATTTTCAGATAATTTACTAAGAGCTTTAATAAAGCCAGGATGATTTAATATATCACTACCATCTTGTAGTTTTACATCTTTTAAATCATTAACAAAAAATTTACCAAACACATTATTTGCTTGATTAACTTTTTTATCATACGCTAGACCAAATTCTTTGCGTAGCTCTTGTTCAGAATTAAGTTTATTTAATTCTGCTTGTTTTTGTATTTCTTCATTTCCTTGGCTTTCTAAATTACCATAGTAATCTAGTATTCCTTGTACTTGTTGAGGTAACATTCCCAACTTATGTGCATGAGAAACAAAATTTTTTACTGGTTGCGGATCTGCTCCTTCTTGTAAAGTATAATTAACATTATAATCATCAGGTGTTTCTGGCACACCTAACTTAGAAAATGTTTGCTTCCAATCATCTTCTGTAAAATTTTTATTTGGTACTGGCATTTTATCTGCACCTACCATTCGCTGTGCATGAACATAACTTTTTGCTAGTTGACCAGCGTCTTTAAAATTTTGTAACGATGCATCTGCTCGTATATCTTCTGGCAACGTATCAATAAACGATGCTTCTTGTGGTTGTTCAGTTGTTGTTTCAGATTGCACTTCTGGTGCAGTTGTCTGTTCTTCCATTTATTTTTTCTCCGTTGGTTGTGGTTTTAACATTGTTTTAATCCACAAAGTAACTGCTCGCATCCCCTCTAAGTTTGCCGATTTATACGGATCAACGTCAAAGGTAGAATTATGTATTCCAGTTCTGCTTTCTAAATCAGCTAAAACTAATGCACCCTCTTTGGTGTTAAAAGTCATTTGATATGCTTGTCGTAATTCTTTTAAAAATTTTTCTTGTTTATCCGGCATTAAGTTCCTTTAATAGCGGTGCTGCCTTTCCTCCAGCTTCCGCCATCTGTGATGCTTGATCCATTTGTGCTTGTTGCTGTTGAGCTTCCGCTTGTTGTTGTCTTATGCTCGCAACTTCTTGGTCAGATCGTAAAATTTTTCTAGGAACACCTAATACATCTGTAATATGTTTAACAAGTTTATCAGAATCTAGGTAATCCATAACTGGCATCATTTGTGCCAATGGAGAAATAATTTCTAGTGAACGTAGTATTGCTTGAACATCGCCAGTTTTTTGTGATCTTGCTAATGGCGATACATACTCAATATCAACAGCTTGACCTTGTAAAGATTCTGGTGGTTCAGGTAATAAATTTTTACGAAGAAGAATATTAAAGCATCGTGTAATTAAAGGTTGTAACATTTCTGCTTGTAGTCTGCCTAATACTGGCGACAACAACCTCATTTTTTCCTCATTACGCTGCATTACTTCTGTAGCTGTCATTCGTACATCTTGCGACATCAATAATTGGTCCACAAAGTATGCTTGGCGTATTGCTGTTCTTCGTTGTTCTTCTAAATTTAACCCAACTGGTGTGTTTGCACCTATATTTAATGGCTCAATCCTATCTCTTGTGCCAGATCGGTAATAATTTAACCCTCCTGGTTGTGTTCTAACTGGTAAAACAAAACTATCATCAGGTACTAATAATGGTGGATCAACCATCTTTTGAGCAGCTTTTATCGTTGTTTCTGACATTTTATTTAACATTTTAATGTCAGGTAACGCTGTCATGCTAGGAGAACGACCATATACTTCGCTTGATGACTTTAACCATCTAGGAATAACAAAAGGAAATTCGTTAAAACCAGATATAGTAATTATTTTTTGATCTTCGTTGTCATAATAAATCGATACATACTGCATTGATTTATTATCCATCTTATATGGATTAGATTGATCGTTAGGTTTAACACATTGGTTAATGGTTACTTCATCATACGGAGTTTTTTCGTATATTTTTAAAATTCTTTTAGATAATTTTTCGCCAAATCGTAAATACGCAGCTCTTGCTGTCATTTTAAATTCACGATGAATACTATCTACATATCCTTTATCATTTTCTGAAATATAAATTTCTTTTATGTGTCTTGTAGAAAAACGAATAAATTTTTCATCATCTTCTTCAATCATCATGCACGCAGTACCAAACGTACAAAGATCAACATACAATTCATGTATTTCTTGTTGAAAATTTGACCTATCAAGAGCAATATACATTGTTTGGGTACTAGCTTCTAACCATTCCTGACTTTCCTCATCCATGGCAAGACTTTCGTTTTTAAAACGCATACTGAACCAAGGTGTTGCAGCATTTGTTAACATTCCATGCAAGGAAGAAGATAATAGTTCCGCAGCGTGCAGAGCTGTACCATCAAAAATAAATTCTGTACGTTTATCGCCAGCTGTTCGTTGTATATTTACATCAGCTCTACGAGGTAAAACATAATCAGCGATTTCTTGCCAATGACTTTCCCAGTTTAATCGTTTACCTTTTAACTGTGCAAATTGACTACTTAATGCTTTTATATCCATATTAATTACCTATTATTTCTCCTAGTTTGTCTTTTCCTTTAGATAAACCTAGTTTTAATATTCCTAATTCGTTTCTTGTTGATGTAAATTTTTTACCTTGTTGTTTTGCATCAAAACCTAATTTGTAATCTTTGTATGCTGCATTAGGATTACTTGCGTTTACTAAATTTTTTGTAGCACTAGCTCGCATTACAGTTCCTATAGGGGATGGCATTGCTAAAGATAATACAGCTGTTGTAATTCCTTTTATTTTATTTTGTTGTTCTAACATTTTGCTAGAAATAGGTACTGATGTCATTGCACCAGTTGGATCGCCACTACCCATTGCACTATTTGTAGAGCCATATTTTATTGTATTAGCATTAGAGTTTCCAATTACGGATCTACTTACACTTGGATCGCTAGCAGCATACAGTTTTTCTCCTTCTGATCTACTTATACGAATAAAACTACCACCTTGTTTTTTAAAATAATTACCAACCTTTACTATATTTTTATTAACCATAGCATCATCAGTAAATTTTGATGTTTCTGATCCATACATATCTTTATCTTTACCAGTTAAATTTGTCGCTTTACCATCAACAAGACCTAATCTATTTTTAACAATTTTTACAATTTCATTAGATTGTTGTTTATTAGAATTATCTCTTCTTTCTTGTCTATCTTTACTGCGTGTACTTGTTGCTGCTCCCATACTATCCGCCTAATAATGTTTTCTTTTGTATTTCAGCTTCGCTTGTATCGCCTTGATTTCCAGTTAAAATTGTTTCGGTGTACCCTTCTTTTTTAACTTTCATCATTTCACGAATTTTATTTTTTTGTGTTTGATCTAGGTTTTGTTTAATTACTGGTGGCAATTCTGGTGGATCTGGTATTGGCGGTGGAGCTGGTGGTTTTGGTGCTAAAAATCCCATTGTCTTAATTCCTTATATCTAGGGGGTTGTAGTTTGTGCCTTGTGCAAATTTTTCTAATCGTCTGTTTTCGTTTAAATCTAATTCTTGTATTGCAACTGCACACGTTCGCCACGCATCTGCATAATGCGAGGAATGATCGTGTACTGGTTTTGAAAATATACGCTGTTTATCTATCCACTTTCTGTGATACCATTTCATTGCATCCAAGAAAGGTTTGCAATTAGACCTATCAATGTAGGTTTTTGCTAATAAAATCTGACCAGCGTGAATACCATCTTCTATCGATATTTTTGGACACACCTTAATTGGTCGCATCCCCATCGAGTAGGCATATTCTTTTCTTGTATGTCCAGTTGATAGTTCTCGCTGCTCTATATCATGCGGAAAAACATAATTACGGATATTGTATTCTGTTTTCTTAATATAGTCGGCATAAAAGTCCAGACTTTTATTGCTATCAGCATAACAATCAACAATGAACAATGCTCGACCAATTTGTTGTACAAATAAAATTACAGTTTGATCACTTATTCCTAAATCAAAATAACAATCTACTGGGTAACCAGGATCATATGGATAATGAGAAATTTTTTTATCATCTTCCATTTTAGAAATTATTTTTCCGTAAATTGACCCTGATATATTTGCTGTCCAAGAACATTCAAATTCTTGTTGGTATTGATCCTCCGTCATCAGCTTTCTTGCCGATTCTAATTCTTCTTTTGGTACTAAGTCAGTTTCACTAGCTTTGAATATACAAGTGTACCAATCAGGTAATGATTTTGCTTCTTCAAACAAATCATAAAACAAGTTCATACCTTGTGGCGTTCCTATAAAACAACATTTTCCAAGACGATCAGAAATAGCTGGTCTAATTACTTCCGCAAACATTCTGCTATCCATCTGTGCATATTCATCACAAACAACAAAATCAAAAAATTGTCCACGACTAGCATCAGGATTTTCTGCTCCAAACAATGTTATTCTAGCACCATTAGGAAAATCGGCACGCAGCTCTGTTTCATTAAACTTCATTCCAGGAATAACCCTAGAAAATTCTTTTAAATAATCCCAAGC